GGAGCTAACTGCCAGAGCCGGTGGGCCGGTAGAAATGGTGGTGACATGGGGCGGCGTGAAGTAAGCCTGCCCTACAGCCCGAGGGCGGCTTTCAGGCCATTCCACAACAGGACTGAGCGTTGGTCTTGTTTAGTCGCACACCGTAGAGCTGGAAAGACCGTAGCGGCAATTAACGACCTGATCAAACGAGCTATAACCGAGGGAAACAAATCAGCTCAGTATGCTTACATTGCCCCATTTCGCAGCCAAGCCAAGCGGGTAGCTTGGGATTACCTTAAGTTCTACGCCGCACCGGTAACCAAAGCCACCAATGAATCCGATTTGTCGGTGGAGCTGGTGAATGGTGCAAAGATCGTGCTGTTTGGCTCAGATAACGCAGATGCTATGCGGGGCTTGGGATTCAATGGCGTGTACCTTGACGAATACGGTGACTTTAAGCCTAGTGTTTGGGGTAACGTAATTCGCCCCACACTTTCAGATCGTCTCGGCTGGGCCGTTTTCGGGGGTACACCCAAAGGGAAAAATCAGTTTCACGACATCTACAAGGTAAGCCAGCTTGTATCGGATTGGTTTCTGTTAAGGCTACCGGCATCAATGTCCAAGCTATTGCCCGACTCAGAATTAGAGGCTGCGCGGTCTCAGTTAAGCCAAGACCAATACGACCAAGAGTATGAGTGCAGCTTTGATGCCGCCATTCTTGGGGCGTTTTATGGTCAAGAGATGCGCCAAGCCCAAGACGCAGGCAGGATTTGTGAGCTGCCATTTGAACCTGAGTCCCCTGTTTACACCGCATGGGACTTGGGTTATCGGGATGACACAGCCATTTGGTGGTATCAGGTTGTCAGGGGCGAGATCAGGGTAATGGACTATTACGCGGTCAGCGGCGCAAGCATTGAGGAAATTGCAAGCGTTGTTAACTCTAAGGGTTATCGATATACCAAGCATTACTTACCGCATGACGCAAGGGCTAAGACGCTGGCCTCAGGGGGTAAGTCTATTGTCGAGCAGTTGGCATCACACCTTGGTGGTTTGAGTAAGTTAGCCATTGTGCCTGAGATTGGTATACAGGATGGCATACAGGCGGTGCGGATGATCTTGCCGATATGCTGGTTTGACACAAGCTGCGATGAGGGGCTAGAAGCGTTAAGGCAATATCAGCGGGAATATGATGAAGATAAGAAAACTTTTCGTCAAACTCCCCGCCATGATTGGTGCTCACACCCCGCAGATGCGTTTAGAATGCTTGCAGTAGCTTATAGACAAGAAGCAAGAGATTTGACACCGCCCAAGGGCAAGACCCTGCAAACCATCACTCTTGATGAGCTGTGGGATTATGAGATGAAACATAAAGAGGAGCGAATATGAGCCAGCCAGTAGCAGAAGTCGGTGGGTATAAAAACATTACCGCCACAGGCGCAGTCAGCACAGGCCCTTGTCAGTTGATTGGTTTCTACGTTAACAACACCACCATAGGCACATTGGTGCTCCGCAACGGCGGCGCTAGTGGCGAAGTAATGAGTGGCACTATTACCCCTGCCATTGGGTTTCACCGATTTCCTGCAAACGTAGGTGTCAGTTTGTACGCCACAATTGCTGGCACGGCATTGGATGTGACATTCTTCTTTGCCGCTGGTAGCTGATCATGTACGAAGAAACAGGCGCATACGAGGGCGAAGATGCTGGCCCTTATTGGCACGATCAAATAGAGACCGCCCAAAAGTCATTTGACAAATGGGAAAAGCGCGGTCAAAAGGTTGTCAAGCGCTATCGGGATGAACGCGATGCAATAGAAATGCCAAGGATGAAGTTCAACATCTTGTGGTCAAACATCCAAGTCCTGTTTCCTGCCTTGTACGGTCGCCAAGCCAAGCCCGAGGTTTCACGCCGATTTTCTGACCAAGACCCTGTAGGTCGCCTTGCCTCAACAATGCTTGAGAGGGTGATGGAGTATGAGACCACCCAATTTGCAGACTTTGACAATGCAATGCGTGGGGTGGTGGAGGATAGATTGCTGCCTGGTCGCGGTACGGCATGGATACGCTACGAGCCGATCATTGTCAACGAGCGCCCCGAGGTTGAGGGGCAGATGGAAGAGGCTGACGAATCTCAGGTTTACAACACCGTAGAAGACCCAACCGAGCGCATTGACGCAGCTCACAGCCCCATTGATTACGTTTATTGGTCGGACTTCTTGCATTCACCAGCTCGCACATGGGATGAGGTTTGGTGGGTAGCTCGGGCGGTCTATATGACCAAGGACGAGGGCATTGAGCGCTTTGGAGACGTATTTAAAAACGTTAGCCTGACCAGCTCAAACACCGACATGGACGGCAAGAATCCCTTGACCGCCAAGATGACCTATGACAAAAAAGCCAAGGTCTATGAGATTTGGAATAAGCGTAGCGGTAAGGTTTGCTGGATTGCCAAAGGTTATCCACAGGCGCTAGATGAGCGTGATGACCCGCTAGAGCTAGAAGAGTTTTTCCCATGCCCCAAGCCGCTGATGGCAACCACCACCACCGGCACGATGATCCCTGTACCCGACTTCTGCGAATATGAAGATCAAGCGCAAGAGTTAGACAACTTAACACAGCGCATTTACTTGCTGACCAAGGCTTGTAAGGCGGTTGGTGTCTTTAACGCTGAGTTTAAAGAGCTGGCGCGGATGTTTAGCGAGGGCGTAGATAACAAGCTATTCCCTGTGACCGGTTGGGCGGCAATGTCAGAAAAAGGCGGCTTAAAAGGCGCTATTGACATGATGGATACCTCGCAGATCATCATTACCCTGCGAGAGTTGTATGCGGCTCGGGAACAGGTTAAGCAGTCGATCTACGAAATCATGGGCATATCGGACATTTTGCGTGGGGCATCAAAAGCCCAAGAAACGCTAGGTGCTCAACAGCTCAAGGCCAACTTTGGTAGCTTGCGGTTAAAGAGCAGTCAAGGCGATGTGGCTCGGTTTGCCACAGATGTATTTAGGCTTAAAGCGCAGATCATTTGCAAGTTTTACCCACCTGACTTGATTGTTGAGATGTCGGGCGTAATGAATACGCAAGACGGTCAAAATCCTCAATTGTTGCAAGCAGCGATCCAAATGCTGTCCAACAGCACGATCAGGGACTTCCACATCCAAGTCGAGGCTGACAGTTTGGCTCAGATTGATGAGCAGGCAGAAAAGCAAGCGGCGTCTGAAGCGGTGGAAACCATTGGCTCATTCTTGCAAAGCTCATTGCCTATTATGCAGGGCGTACCTGAGATGTTGCCCATGATGTCAGAGATGCTTTTATTCCTTGTCCGCAGATTTAGGGCGGGTCGAGGAATGGAGGGGGCGATTGAACAGGCCATGAAAGCCTTGACCGACAAAGCGGCGCAGGCTGCACAGCAGCCACCACAGCCAAATCCTGAGATGATGAAGCTACAGTCAGATCAGCAAGCTGAACAAATGCGTATGCAGGCGCAGGCTCAGACAGAGCAGATGAAAATGCAAGCTGACGCACAGATGACGCAAGTTAAAGCCCAACTTGATATGCAGATGCAACAAGCCAAGGTGCAAGCAGAGATGCAATTACAGCAGATGAAAGCCGAGTTTGAAGCGGCTAAACAGAATAACGAGATGCAGATAAAAGCCCGAGAAATGGCTGGAAAGGAAGAATATGAGCGATGGAAAGCAGAGCTTGATGCAGCAACTAAAGTCCTTGTGGCTCAAATTGGTGCAAAAGCTGGCCTTGATCAAGCGGCCTTAAGCGCACAAATGGCGGCATCCGAGGAGCTTGACGCTACTTTGGGTGACGGCATGAGCGAAGCAATTAACCGCCTTGCTGATATGCACGGTCAAACCCTTGGACAGATTACCGGTGTAATGCAGGCAATCAGCGCACCCAAGCGCATTATTCGTGGGCCTGATGGTCGGGCGGCGGGTGTTGAGATTGCAGTATGAGCTTTGTCATAGCGGACAGGGTTAGGGAAACCACCACCACGACAGGAACAGGCACGTTATCTCTTGATGGCGCGGTGGCTGGGTTTCAAGCATTTACAGCGGTTGGCAACAACAACACAACTTATTACACGATCCAAGGGACTACCGAATGGGAAGTAGGGATTGGGACGTATCTTTCCAATACGTTAAGCCGCGATACTGTTTTAAGCTCATCTAACGGCGGGTCTAAGCTTTTATTGACGGCAGGCACAAAGGATGTGTTTGTTACCTTGCCTGCTGGTAAAACAGTTATTTCGGTGGCTGGCAAATTTGGCGAGGTCACGTTAAGCAATACTGACATTAGCGGCTTGGGAACAATGTCTACCCAAAACGCCAATTCGGTGACGATTACAGGTGGAACGGCTACCCTTACAAGCCTATCTACTCCAACAGTTCAAGCCACTAATTCGGCAGGGTTATCCCTTAAAAACGCATCAGGCACAACCCAGTTAAGCATGGGTGCAGGCGGTGGCGATAACTTGACGCTAAATGTCTCAACCAACATTAACGGCTCAAATGCCCAAGTCGATATAAGCCCCACAGGGACAGGCCACGTCCACATGAAGCCCACAGGGACAGGATCGGTTGAGATAGCGCCTATTAATACAGGCACATTGGATAACTTGGTAATTGGCGGGATTACGCCTAAAGCCATTACAGGCACAACAATTACGGCTACATCATTTTCGGGGTCAGGTTCGGGCTTAACATCAATACCAAACAGCGCCTTAACTTACTCCTCAATCACAATAAATGGCGTTGCCACATCGTTGGGCGGCTCAGTAAGCGTGGGAACAGTTACCTCGGTTGGCGGCACATCACCTGTTTCGTCAACAGGTGGCGCAACACCGGCAATAAGCTTGGCGGCAAATTATGGCGATACCTTAAATCCTTACGCATCTAAAACGGCTAAATATATATTGGCAGCACCAATGCCGCTGATGGAGTTCCAATCTTTAGGGCTATTGTTGCATCTGATATACCAACCCTTAATCAAAACACCACAGGCACGGCATCTAATGTCACCGGCACTGTGGCGGTGGCTAATGGCGGCACTGGCGGCACAACCGCAGCAGATGCTAGGACTAACCTTACGGCGGCAATGAGTGGGGCAAACACCGATATAACCTCGGTGGCCTTGACCACAGGCACAATTAGCACAGCGCCAAGCGCAGCCACAGACATTGTTAACAAGACTTACGCGGATGGACTTGCTGCTAAGTGGGGGGCATAAGTAAGTGTTTGGGTATGCCGCATTTGCCGAGCTTCCCTTTGCCACGATTGGCCCAGCGGCAGCGCCACCACCGCCAAGCGAAGTCCTACTAGGTGGGCATTTTGGGTTTGATGAGCGCGACAAAGCTTGGGAGCAGGACAAGAAGCAAGAGGCCAAGCGCAGGGAAAAGATCAAGACAGCGCTGTTTGGGTTGCCGCCTGACCAGCGGGAGAAGATCACCAGCGCACCAGCTCTGACAATAGATATTGCAGCTCAAACTGTAATCACTTATGATGCGGTCATGGTTCAGATTGAAACGCTGAAAAAGCGGATTGAGTTTGAGCAAGATGAAGAAGATTTGGAAACACTTTTGGATTTGCTATGAAACGTACTTGGGTTTTTCCATCAGACGGCAGCGAGGCTTATGAAGTCACGCGGGGCGAGTACCGAAACGAAACGATGGCCTCGGTCATGGGCGATATTGCGCCCTTTATGTCGCCTGATGGCGTGATGATTGAGGGCAGAAAGCAATGGCGCGAGCACTTAAAGCGCACCGATTCAATCGAGATGGGGCATTCGGACGTTAAGTATGCACAGCAAGAGTGGAATAAGAAAAAAGAAGCGCACCGAGACCGGCTGCGTGGTCAGTTGGCTACGGTGCAGGAGTTTGACCGACCAGGCGCACCGATAGCCCCTGTTAAGATGTCTAATCTGAATGTTGAGATGGCAAACAGATTGCACAACCGTCCCATGCCCGAGCGCAAGGAGATGATCAAAATGACTTTGGAACAAATGAAAAGGATGAAGTGATGGAAAACGAAGTTGTCGCACCCGACACGATAGAAACACCAGCACCCGAAA